GAACACCCGCTTGCCCATCCAGCCGAACGCCGTCACGCGCGCGCTCGCTTCCGCCAAGTGTCCGGGCGGCGCCATCCAACACTCGTCGGCGATGACGTAGCGCAAGGACAGGCGCTGAAGGTTGGCCTCGTTCCAGATGCCGCGACAGTAGAGCGTCATGCGGTCGAAGTCCGCCGTCGTCGAGCGGTCGAGGTCTTCGAGAGAAAGCCGTGCCTTGACGGGCGGACAGTTGTTCCAGACCGGGCGGAGGTAACGCAGGGCGAAGTCCTTGGCCTCAGGGTCGGTGGCCTGCAAGAGCATCGTCGGCCCTGGAGCGTTGGCGATGATGTGACAGGTGAGCAGGCGGGCGAAGAGCGACTTGCCCGACTGGATGCTGGCAAGGACGGTGAGCAGACGCGTCTCGGGGTCGGCGGCGATGCGCAGCGCCTCTGCGATCCACGGCGTTCGGTCCGACCTGAACGGCCCGGGCATCGGCGAGTCGGGGATGGCGTGCACGTTGTCCTCGAGCCACTCGACCACGTCGCCCGAATCGGACGGACGCAGGACTTCGCGACCGATGCGGAGCAGGTCAGCCTTGTTCATCTTGGGAGAGTTCGGCCTTCACCCGACGCACCCAAGCCTCGAGCACCTTGACCGCCTTTGCCGGGTTCTCAGGGTTGCACGACTCCGCCACGTCGAGGGCCAGTTTGTCGAGGCGGTTGACCATCGTCGCCGCCAGTTCGCGCATGGCTTCGCCGGCTTCCTTCGAGCTGATGTAGTCCTTAGCCAGGATGAGCCGACGCTCCTGCTCTTCCTCGAGGCTGATGAGGGAGCGCAGGCTGGAGTTATAACTGCTCTGGTATTTAGATTGGTTAGGATCGCCACTTTCCATGGCCGCCTGCCAGACGCCGCGTGCCCTGGTCACCAGCGTTCGGTGCTCGCTGATCGTGTCGGCCAGTGTGCCGTCGTCGAGCTGGGCCGGTGCGGCCTTCGGGGCTTGCGCCTTCTGCACCGATGCCCGGGCTTCACGCCAAGCCCGAGCCGCGTCGATGGAGTCGGTCGGCATTCCCTCCTTGCGTAGGACGCTGATGCGTTGACCCGTCACGCCCAGGGCCAAACCCAGTTCTGAGTTGGTCAGGGCTTTAGCCATGTTTGTGAAACCCCTTGTTTCTGCTCATCGGCTCTGTGAAAAAGAGCCGTGGTGTCGGGCCACGCGTGAAGGCGGGGGGGGTGTAGGAGACTCCTTAGAGGGGGTATATGGGCTGTTTTCACGGGTTCTGCGGTGTGGGGCGGGGGCGTGCCTGCTTATGTTTGTCGCGTCTGGCATTAACGTGCGGGAACATTCCGACCGCGTCAGAGTTCACGGCGCGTTGGATTTCCTTGGCACGGCTGCGCATCCAGAAGTGGGAGCGTCCATACATCTTGCCGATCGTGCGGGAGTCCAGGCATCCGGGCAGGGACAGCGCCCACCTCACGGTTTCCACATGGCGACGGAACGCAAAATTATCTGTCGCGGCCAGCGCATCGATGAAGCCCTTGAGCATCACGCCCACATGATCTCGAGAGATGAAGGCCTCTGTCTCCTTGCGTAGGTTGTCACCATCACGCGTCGACCAGGCAGGATGATTGGCATCGACTTGGAACACGTGCCGAGACTGCGACATCTCGCGATAAGGCAGCACGCCGTTCTCGCGCATCTTCTCCTGCACCTTCTTCGGCTGGGCAAAGAACCAAGCGCCAAAGCTCTTCGCATCCCTAGCCGGAGCAGAGAGGTCGTTGATGCTGGCCTTGGTCACAGCTGTGTAGTGGAAAGGATATTACTCAGCGGGCAAGTGGCAAAGGTTGTGCCAGTATCCGTCAGTGTCATACCTGAGCATAGCCTTACGCGTGAAGCGATAGGTCAGTGAGGTATACCTGCCATCGTAATCAAGCGTCTGCTCCACGATCTCCTTGAGTTCGGCTGACGTCATCTTCGCCGGCCATGTGCTGATGACTTCCCTTAGCGCCTTGTCTTTCCCTTCCTTGACTGCCTTGGCTGCCTCGGTGGCCTGTTGCCGGATATGCTCCATCCTCTCAGGCTGTTCCCTCCAAGCCTTCTGCCTGTACCTGGTCAGGCTCAGCTTACGCAGGATCCATCCTCTCCGCGCCTTGGTACGGTTCGGTTTGGTCATCGCGTAGAACTTGCCTCCTCGCCAGAGACTCGGTCGAACCCCGAGCGTAAGCGACAAGGGGTGAGACTAGAGTCACCCTTGTACGAAGTACATGGGACGGAAGTTGAGTCGGATGTTGATAAGGGATTTAGCATTGGCTTAAGGGTGGGGGTGCGGGTGTTGACCCTCAGTTGACCTTCAAACGCCTTGGCGACCCCTTGGCGGGGCTGGAATCGCTATGCCTTGGGGCGACCTCAACCCCACTTTGGGAGGGGGGCTGGCTGTATTCCCAGCGGATGACCCCCTTCTCGGCGGCATGGCGGATGTGAATCTCGCCCTTAAACTGCCCTTCGGAGTCTCGGAGGCCGGCACGACCACGGCGCTTGGTCAGGCCGAACTTGTAGATCGGCTCGTCGCCCTGGCATCGGAAGAGGACGGCGACCTCGCGGAAGTAGTTCGTGAACTCGGACGACCCTAGGCCCGCGTAGGCTAGGTCGGCGACGGTGTGGCCTTCCTTATCGCTGGCGGCCTTGGGCTTGCCGGTGTGGTGCATGGCGACGAGCACGGCGCCTGTCTCGAGCAGGATCGGGGCGAGGTCATGGCGCAGAAACTTGGACGCCTGCTCCTGGTCGGAGACGTCGATGCCGGCGAAGGAGAGCAGCGGGTCGACGAACACGATATCTGCCCGGTGTTCGCGGACTAGGTCGGCGAGGGCGGCGGTAAAGGCCGTGCCTGTGCTGACCGTGTCGCGGAAGATGGCGAGGGACTCCCGCAGCTGGTCACGCTCGGTCGAGTCGAGGTAGGCACCTGCCACGACGTCCTGCAAGGCCTCGGACACGTCGCCCGCGTCATTCTCAGCCTGAAGGATGATGGCCCTAAGCGGTCGGGCTGGCTTGATGCCGAAGAAGTCACGGCCTAACGCCCAATGGACGGCGGCCTGCATCATCAGGGACGACTTGCCTGTGCCGGACTGGCCGACGATCAGGAGCGAGCCGCCCTTGCAGAGCCATCGGTTGCCTAGGACGGTGTTCGGGTCGTCCTTTCGGTCAAAGGCCATGAGGTCGTCAAAGGCCATGCGCTTAGGCCCGTGCTTGACGGCTTTGGACCCCTTGCGCTTGTCGGCGAGCCGAGCATAATGATCGAGGAGGGTATCAGCGTCGGTAGCCTTGGCGGCAGCAGATAGGGCTTCGCGTAGGACGGAAGCATCGGCGATGAGGTCCGCGTGCTCTGGGCGATAGACGGAAGCACCGGCGTCGGAGACCAGGAGCGAGACCGTGGAAGCGTCCACAGGGGAACGGGCCTCGCGTAGGCGCTGGCTGACAGTAAGCTCGTCACCGGCGATGCCGTCCACGGCAAGAGATAGGATCGCGGCGGCGATGTCCTGATGCGAAGGCTCGAAGAAATCGGAGGGCTTGAGTTCATCGGGGAAAGGGAGCGCGTCACGCAGAAGCACACCGAGGAGGTGGCGTTCCGCCGGCACGTTGTTCGGAGGGGTCATGGAAGAGAGGGTTGGGGTTTGGGGGCGTGGGTGCCCTTGGTCAAGATGCTTTGCTTAGGATGCGGTCGAGGTCGGCCTTGCGGTAATGTTTCACCGGGCGGGGTATGCGGAACAGCCGGCAAGGTATGTCCATGCCGTCGATGCGGTACTGCACTCCGCGGACGGTGCGGCGCTTCATGCGGGCGTACTCGAAGAGCGTGACCCAAGGGGCGGGCACCTTCGGGCGTAGTAGCTCGAGGGCCGCAAGGTGGGCGTCTGCCCAGGTCTTGAACTTGGGCGAGAGTCTGTAGATCAGGCGGCCATGAGGGATGCGCTTCTCTTGGGCGAAGCCGGCCTTGACGATGTTCTCGATGGGGCCGCGTGTGCCGGACAAGGTCTTGAGGCCGAGCAGCGGGACGATGTCCTTGGTCTTGATCCAGCCAGCGGGCACCTCGAAGACGTTCTCCTGGCGCAGCGCGTCCATGAGACCTGCGGGGTCGAAGCGCTTCATCGGGCCTTCGGGGTGAAGACCTTCAGGTCGGTGGTCCAGACCCAGCGGGAGCCGACGCGGTGGACGAGCCAAACTTTCCAGTCCTTGCCGTCGACCCAGCCAGCGGCGAAGCCAGAGCCCCAGCGGGAGGTGGCTAGCCTGTGCGATGCATAGGCCATGGCGTCCTTCTGGCAGAGACAGCCGGCGGAGAACGCGGCTCCGCCTTCGGCCTTGGTGAGGTTGACCTGTGCGAGGGTGTGCGTGTGTCCGTGGATCAGAGCGCCGCCACGGTCGGCGTAGTGCTTGCCTTGCTCTGCGGTGGCGTTGATGCCGTGGGCGTAACCGTGAATGAAGGCGACCGGGCCGAGTCGGTAGACGCCCTTCTCGGCGTGGTAGGGGAGGATGGTCTTGGCTCCGCAGCTCTTCGCGGCGGTCTTGATGCGGGCCTCGAGGTCGGCGCAGTAGTCACGCACCAGGGCGGAGCCCGAGGTATGCTGAAGGGCTTGGGCGCGGTGCTCATGGTTGCCCATCAGGTAGACCGTGGGCTTCGTGCGCTCAAGGAAGGCTTCACCGGCCTCGATGTCGGAGATGAGGGACTCAGCGCCTTCGGCATCCTGCCCGGCTCCACGGCGCAAGGATCGGAAGTCGAAGCAGTCACCGAGGTGAACGCGGACGGTCGGCTTATAGTCCTTGATGAACTCCACGAGGGCTTCGACGGCGTTCTCGTCGGCCATGTCGCCGTGGTTATCGCCGAAGGCCACGAAACGGGTCGGAGTGCTCACTTGATTGAGAGGTATGGGATGGGCTTGCCGGCATCGAAGGCCGCGAGCATCTCGTCCCGGCGGGTGCGGGCCGTGGTCAGGTCGCCGCCGATGTTCTCGACGATGTCCTTGCCGCGACGACGCAGGCGGAACCAGTAGCAGTCGCCCAGGCGCTGAAGGTGATGGTTCGGGTTGTCCTTCACGTTGCGCTCGGACTTACGCTGTCCGTGGCACACGGTATACTTCGGGCAGGCGAGCAGGAAGGCCACGCGCTCAGGGGGTAGACCGACCTTGCGGGCCCACGCCAACGTCTCAGGGGTCAGAGTCTCCATGACTTGGCGAGTAGCCGACCCTCCGACATGATCTGGTTACGGGCGTCAGGCTTGAAGATATATTCCTGGTCGAACAGGTGGGCGGCGCGGATCTCGGCGATGCTGTCGAGCTCTTCGTCGTTAGCGGGGCCGACGCCAGCGGTCGAGACGTAGACCGTGCGGACCTTCCAGCCTTTCTCCCAGAGGATGTCTTGGCAGACGCGCAGCTCATTGATGTAGCGCCAGTCGGAGCAGACGACCGTCTCGGGGCTGACCTGGTCGTGGTGCTTCATCACCGGGCACCAGTTGGCGAAGTGGCGGGCGAACACGTCCTTGTCTAGGCGCCGTGCGAACTTGCCCGCGTGCACGAGGAAGTCGCGGTTGTCGCACTTGAAGTCCTCGCGGAAGAAGTTCCCGTCGATGCCCAGGTAATCCATGTAGTGGTTCGCGGCCTCCTTGAGGGCGTCGGCGAAGTTGATATGCTCGGCAGGGCGGGTGGACCACTCGAGAAGCCCGGAGGCGAGAGTGTCCTTCCCGGCCCTAGCGAACCCGGAGATCAGCACAAGGGTCGGTGCGGCCATGGGCGTGGGTGCCTCGGTCATGGACTAGAAGGGCGGGGCTTCGGTGTGGGACTCAGGCACGATGGGCTTCTGGCCGCCCTTGGGGAAGGTCAGTTTGTATTTGAACTGCGGTTTGCCGTTCCACTCGCCGTTCGGGATGGCCTCGACGCCGATCAGGCAGGTCTTGCCGCAGGCGGGTTCGATATACTGCATGAACTCGGCGGGGGTCGCGTCAAGGCGCAGCTCTTCGGTGAACTTGCCGGAGAACTTGCCGATGAGCATGGCGAGGGGCTTGCCATACTTGGAGCCGTAGGACTTGCTCAGGCAGTTGCCCTGGTCGTCGAGGAAGAACAGGCGGGCGGAGGAGGTGCCGTCCTCGTTGTGCTTCACCTTCTCGAACTTCGGCTTGATGAGCTTCAGTTTGTAGGTGCCATTCACTTCGATGGACTTCAGGGGCGGGCGGTCGTTGTTGGGTTCCATGGTGGGAGATTAGGCGAAGGAGATGTTAGTCGCGGCGCTGGGCTTGGCGGCGAGGTCGATGGTGGTGATCTCCTTCTGGTAGCCGGGCCACTCGCCAGAGGCGGTGCAATCCTTGTAGAGTTTGATGGCCCGCTCGAAGTCGAAGGCGGCGTTCGTCATCAGTTCCGGCCCCAGCTCGTAGACGGCGGTCGCGTAGGGCGGCTCCTTCTCTACGGCGATGAAGCGGAAGCCGAGGACGCGGCACTTGTAGGCGGCCTCTACGGCGTGCCGGTAGAAGTAAGCCTGGAGGTTGTAGCGATACTTGCGGACGGCCTGAAGGAAGCCGTGCGGGCTCGCGTCTTCGCAGGTCTTGAGGTCGTAGATGTAGCCGTCGTCGGAGATGCCGTCGATGGCGCACTTGACCAGGGTGTCACCGAGGAAGGCCGTGAACATGACCTCGGTCTTCGAAAGGAAGATGCCGTGTTCCTTCATGCAGCCGATCGCGGCGTTCGAGACGGCGTCGACCAAGGCGCCTTCATCGGCGGTCAGGATGGCCTTGCCTTCGTTGGCGGTGACGAACTCGGCCCACTCGGCCTTGCCCTCCTTCGTGCGCTTGTCGACATCGGGGGCGATGGCGTGCGTGGCGTTGTAAGCGTCGAGCCCTTCGAGGGCGAGCTTGTGGACGGCGGTGCCGACCCGGAGAGCCTTGGACTCTTCGCGGGTGCGGGCGAGGTACGCCTGGTAGTGAGCGGGGGACTTGAGCAGTTCCTTAGCGCCGCTCTGGTTGAGCGCTTGGATGCCGTCATAGATGACGCGTTCGGTGATGAGGTCGGGCATGGTGATCGGTGTTTGGTGTTCTGGGTTGTGGTGGAAAGGGTCAGAGCAAGGCGATGATGGCCTTAGCCTGGGCGGGCCGGCGGCGTTCGATGGCGGTCAGGCACATCGTCGAACCGACGGCGAAGCGGGAGCAAGCGACCGGGCGATTGCCGTAGGTCTTGCACTTGCCAGAGCCGGAGAGGTGCGGGCATCGGCTGGGCAGTTCGGCGAAGGTGCGTCCGACGATCTGGAAGACGGAGCCGCGGGCGGAATAGAACTCGGTCGTGGTCGGGCTCGCGTCGATGGGCAGGAGGATGCTTTCACAGCACGCTCCCTTGCAGAGTTCACAGGCTGTCATCTTCGGGGCTGGACTCTTCTACGCTGGCAGAGATATGGCGGACATCCTCGAGGGCTTTCTCCGCGGCGTTCTCCATGGCTTCGAGGGTGTTCCGCAGGACGCGCAGCTGGACGACCAGGACGTGGACGCGGTCGTGCAGGGGCTTGACGGCGGCGGCCTCGTCAGCCGTCTCGATGTGATCGGAGAAGACTTGCAGCTCGGTGATGGCGGAGCGGTTGAGGTCGGACAGCGTGATGATGTCGGCGTCGTGCTGTTCGTAGCGTCCGGCGATGTGCTGGACGGTGACGAGCGAGCCCGTGATGTTTTCCACTAGGCGCTTGATGTTGTCGCGGTTGGTCATCGGTTGAAGGCAAGTTCCTTTATTTCCCCGTTCGGGGCAAGCGTGAAGAAGCGGACGTCGGAGCGGGAGAGCGACGGGTAGATCTTGCGCTTCCAGGCGTTGACCTCCGTAAGGAAGTCGGCGTTCTTGCGGGCCGTGAGCTCGACGTACGGGAAGCCGTCGAGGAAGAGCAGGAGGGCGTATTGGCCCGGGACGGTCTTGGCGATCGTGAGGATGCCTTTGGGGGTGGCGTGGGTGCGGTCCATTTGTTGAGTGAGAAAAGGTAGTCCCAGAGAGACTTAGCCATGGCGAGTTCAATCGCCACAAGGCCGGCCTCCGCATGGGTCAGGCTTCGCTTGACGAAGGCCGTGTTCCTCATGCTCGGGCCGCGCTTGGTCATTGGCCTGTCTTGGCACCCTTCCAGCGGGCGATGGTGGCGGTCATCACGGCGCGGGAAATCTGGCAGTCAATCATGCCGGTGCCGAGGATGTCCTCCATGACGCGGGCGAGTTCGTCGCCGGCATAGCGCATCTCGGCGATGGTCTTGGCTTGGTTCTCGCAGCGGGCCTCGGCGGCGGCGGTGAGGTTGCCCTGGTGCAAGGCGCGCATCGCCATGTTGACCGGGTCGAAGGGGTCGAAGGGCTTAGGGTCGCTCATTTGCTCAGAAGTTGGATGATGGTTTCGAGTTTTTTTTCAATAGACCACAGGGTGAAAGCAAAGATTGTACCCCACATGGTAATCAGAAAGTTAGTCATCGGGTAAGGGGGCGGGGGGTGGCAGGGGTGACGGGGGAAATGGCCGCAGGACGGAAGCCAGAGGCCACGGCGCCGTCGTCGTCGAGGTCGACCGAGATACCGCAGGCGGTCTGGATGGACTGGCGGCGGATGTAGGTGATGGCTCCACCGATCTGCTGGGCGGTCAGGCCGTCAGCCTTGACCATCAGTTTGCCGAAGTCGAAGCGCTCACCGGACGCGTGGAGGAAGGCGGTCGAGACGCCGACCTTGCCGTCCTCGGAGACGAGCGTCTGGATCAGGGCGAGGTCGTGGTCGAGCAGCACCGGCTTGATGGCGTCGAGCAGCGCGTCGAGGGAG